GTTCCATGCTTTTTCAACTTGGATGAAGTATTGTCTTGCACGTTTACCAGGTTCACTGCGTTGAATCATTGCGATTTCTTTTGCAGTGTCTAGTGTGAGTGCGTGGTCAGTTTGATTCTGACGACCTCCTAGTGGGTTATGGACAAAAATGTCCGTGACTACATAATCGATATTTTCTTCAAATCCGTAATCACTCATTCTTTCAAACCATTTTTTGTATGGAGTCTTAACCTCTAATGCTTGATGAAGTTCTCGACCGCTGATTGCGATTTCTCCGTTTTCTTTTTCTTGTATGTTGAACATTTCGCCGATGTTCGATTTTGTTTGTAATGCTTGCATTGTTCGTTCCTCCTTTTAAGATATTTGTACAGTTTTCTGTACATTTTGTTCAAAAAAATATCTACCTACTTTTGTTGGTGGGATTTCTAATAATTCACAGATTCGTTTTATTTCCCATTGTGTGAATAAATTTTTTCCTTGCAACTTGTGATTAATAGATGTCCTTGAAATAGGGATTGCGTTCGCTAAAGAACTTTGGCTATATCTATACTCTGCCATTCTTTCGTACAGCAAACTATAATCGAAATTGTATATCATAAACTCACCTCCCTTCTTGTTCAGTTTTCTGTACAAATCAATTAAAACACCTTTGTTTAAATAAGTCAACACATAAAATACATTTTTCTGTACAATATTTGTTAAAAATTATTGATAATCGTCATTGTACGTAGTATTATATTCTTAGGAGGTGTTCAGAAATATGAACAGTTTTAAGGATAGATTAAAGCAAATTATGTCTGAACGGAAGATATCTCAATCAGAGCTATCAAGAAGGACTGGTATTGGCAGAAACTCAATTAGCGATTATTTAAATGGAAAATATGAAGCGAAACAAGACAAAGTCTTTGAACTAGCAAAGGCTTTAAACGTTAACGAAGCGTGGCTTATGGGTTTTGATATTTCTAAGAATAGAAAAATTGAAAATAACGACATCACTTCCATATACAACAAACTCACACCTCCCCGCCAAGAAAACGTACTTAACTATGCAAATGAGCAATTAGATGAACAGAATAAAGTCACTTCTATAGATGGATATAAAGAGTCTAAACTAGTATCGTATATTGCATGTGGTGCAACTGGTGCTGGCATAGGAGAAGAATTATATGATGACATATTGCATGAAGAAGTATTTTTTAAAGAAGACGAAACGCCATCAAATGCTGATTTTTGTATTTTAGTTAATGGTGATTCAATGGAACCTATGTTAAAACAAGGAACATACGCTTTTATTAAGAAAGAAGATTCTATTAAAGATGGTACAATTGCACTCGTTGTATTAGATGGAGTAAGTCTTATCAAGCGTGTAGATATATGCGAAGACTATATTAATTTGGTATCTCTAAATCCGAAGTATGATGATATCAAAGTCGCTTCGTTTAGTGATATTAAAGTAATGGGCAAAGTTGTATTGTGATTAATAACGTATATTTAGCGCTTTAATATAAATATAAACAAAGGAGAGATACATATGAAAAAAGTAATCGGACTGCTACTAGTAAGTACATTAGCTTTAACAGCTTGTGGTGAAAAAGAAAAACCAAAAAAAGAAGAAAATAAAAAGTCACAAACACAAAAACACAAAGATAGCAAACCAAAAACGCAACAAGAAAAAATGAAAAAAGTTGAAGATAAAAATCCACCTAATAATAGCATACAAAATAATTCAAACAATCAAAACCAATCACAAAACAATCAACTTAATAATAATTCAGATCCATCTAATAATACTCCTGCAAATATAAATAAAAACGATTCACAAAATACTAATTTAAATGATGAGTATGTCGTTTCGCCTGGCTGGACTAAAGATGAACAGGCTAAAGCTTTTGAAGAGTACAAAAAAGGAAAAGAAGACGAAGCAAGAGCTGGTGCTAGCGCAGTACCAGGAGCCAATATTAACTAATAAAACAATATAAGAAAGAAGAGCTAATATGGAAACAAATAAAACAATCGATTTAATGAATTATGTGGAATTTCCAAAAAGATACACAGAGGCAAAAGGCAAATTAGTTGCACAACCAATAACTACTATAAATAGCGCAAGAAGAGTTGAAAATGAAGATATGACTGTTTGCTACATTTTAGATCAGGATGATGATGTAATGGACTTTATCTTTGACAGAGATATAATTACTGTTTACTGTCCTGGAAACGGAACTGCGACTGATGAATATTTTTGTGAAATTATATTTAACTCAGATGACACATTTACCCTAAAGCGATTATCTAATTACGTTACCATTAAAGATAGAAGCTACCCAATGTCAAAAATAAATGACGTAAACATTACGGGCAAAGTCGTCAGATTATTTAGAGATTTTAAATAAACTTGGCTTTAATTACGATTAAAAGTACCTATATAGCGTGACGAGAAAAAGGATTAAAAAAAAATTCAAAAACGCCTACTAGTGTAGACGTTGAATGGTGGTGAGAACGTGAGCGAGAATAAAGGAGAAATTAGAAATGGCGAGTCCGGAAGTGATCAAAAATTAACTAGCGGTCAAGTTGAAAGTTTAATCCAAGAACCTAAGAAGAAATAATTAATTTTTTCTTATCGATATATAGATATTCTAATTTAACTTTGTTTTCAAAATCTAAATATGAATCATTGTATTCAGACAATGTTTTGAAGGCTTCGTAATTAGCATTAAATCTAGTATCAAGTAATATATTTCGATTGTGTTTTCTTGAATAGTTATCAAGGAATCCTTTTTCAATTATGTTACCTTCGAAATCTTTTACAGTTATGAACATTTTATATTTATTATCTTCATACTTTAATAGATGTACAGGTAGCGTTTCAACTTTTTTTAAATTATTACTTTTACGGTTATGATTACTAAAAATATTGTATATTTCTATAATTTTTGTATACACGAATTCTGTTAATATGATGATTATTAATATACTTACTATTAGTGCAGACAATGTTTTTGTAAAAGTTAATTTTTGAAATAGCTGATTTACGTTGTTTTGTCCTGAAAACAGACTAAGAGTTAATAAAAAAATAAAAACAGAAACTACAGAAAAGAAAGCGAGAATAACTTTCTTATTATCACTATTGAAATACACCAAATTCTTATTGGATAGAGCATAGTAAGTATAAAATCCTGGTATCCCAGTTGTTATTATCAATAGTAAAATTTGCAAAATATCACCTACTTTTTATTTTATTATATCACATTTAGTACCTAGTACTAAATATCGGGTAGCCCGCCTACCCTTATTATTTTTTGCCAATTTTGAGGAGGGATGTAAAATGTGGTTTGAAAAATTTAAAAATAAGAACAATGAAACGAAGTATAGATACTACGAGAAATACAAAGATCCGTATACAGATAAATGGAAACGTGTAAGTGTTGTCTTGAATAAGAATACAAAACAATCTCAAAAAGAAGCAATGTTTCGTTTAGAAGAAAAAATAAAAGAAAAACTGAACAACAAGTCGTCAAGCGAATTAAAAACTTTGACTTTTCACGCGCTATTAGATGAATGGCTTGAATATCATATAAAAACATCAGGTTCAAAGTTGACTACTCTTAATAATATAAAAATAAGAATTAGAAACATTAAACGATACAGCTCTGAGAACTTGCTTTTAAACAAACTAGATACAAAATATATGCAGATATTTATTAATAAATTATCAGATATCTATTCTCAAAATCAAGTAACCCGTCAACTCGGAGATATGAAAGGAGCTATTAAATATGCAGTTAAATTTTACAATTATCCAAATGAATATTTGTTAACTAATGTCAAAATTCCTAAAAGAAGAAAAACAATAGAGGATATCGAAAAAGATGAATCTAAAATGTACAACTATTTAGAAATGAACCAAGTCCTACAGATACGTGATCATATACTAAATGATAATAAGTTACACAAGCGAAATCGCATTTTAATTGCCAGCATCTTAGAAGTACAGGCTTTAACTGGTATGCGCATAGGAGAACTACAAGCACTGCAGGAAAAAGATATAGATTTATTAAACAAAACTATTAATATAACAGGTACAATTCACCGCATTAAATACGAGGAAGGATTCGGATACAAAGACACTACAAAGACTATAAGTTCAAAAAGAAGTATCAGCATCAATTCTAGAACCGTAGAAATTTTTAAAAAGATAATACTGGAAAACAAAATGTTGAAAAGATGGAATTCGAGCTATGTTGACAGAGGGTTCATATTCACAACAAAAAAAGGGAATCCTTTATGTAATAATCAAATCGCCGGTGTGCTTAAGAAAACTACAAAAGCTTTAAATATGAATAAGAAAGTTACCACGCACACATTTAGACATACACACATAACTTTATTAGTAGAAATGAATGTTTCTTTAAAAGCAATTATGAAAAGGGTAGGACATGTAGATGAAAAAACAACCATTCGCATATATACTCATGTAACTGAAAAAATGGATAGAGAACTAACTCAAAAACTCGAAAACATTCCAAGTTAGCTTAAATCTGCCCTTTTTTTGCCCTTATATTTTTTACAAGCTTTATAAAACGCTTGAGAACACTGGCGTTAAAGCTTTTCTTGAAATAAACATATCATCATAATGAGATGGTTCAAAAATTTGATTAACAATTAATGGCTTCATATTTCTAACAATGTCATCTAAGTGATTTTCTAAAATTGGTGAAGCTGTTTTTAAGTTATTTAAAAATTCATCTAAATTTTTAAGTTTACTTTTTAAAACTTCAAGGTTTTTATCAATTTCGTCGACATTTATTCCCATAGCCTTTATCTTTATTTTCATTGTTACTTTGTATATTAAACTGCTTATTTCATAAATATGTCTCACAGCTGTTTCTACCGAATGTATAACTTCAAGAATGTAGTTTAATACTGGTTCAAAATAATTATTGTAAGCTTCTTGAACATAATCACTAATTTTGTTAACTGCATTATCAATATGGTTTTTTAAAATTGTCATTTTTCTAGTTAAATAATTAGAAGATTGTACTTGACCCGAAATCATATGTTCACCGCTATAATTAATAGATAAGTTTCCATCCATTACCGTTGCATCTTGATGAGACATTATATTTTTAATATCGGTTATCTGCTCTCCATATACATCATTTTGTTTTTTTACAAAATTTATATTATTATTCACAACATTTAAATGCTTCATCATTTCCTCTGTCACGCCATCTTCAAAATCATGATCTAAATTTTTAAACATTTCTTTAATTACGTTATCCAATGAATCATGTAAACTTTCTATGCCACGTTGTAATTTTTTATCTAAATCTTCAAGCATTTCTTCAATAGTATTTAATTCAAAAATAAGGACTGCAACTGATGAAAATATGAAAGCAATTCCAACAAGATTTTTTTTGACATTATCAATTGCGCTAAATGCATCCTTTTTCAAAGAAGTTAATTCTCTACTCATTCCTTCAAGGATATCAACTTCGACAATCTTTTTAAAATCTTGTTTAAGTTTATGTTTTCTTTCTCCAAAATTAGCATTTTCAACCTGTGAAATATTATAGCTCTCATTCAAATAATTTACACAATCGGTTAACATATTACTTGTTTCACCAGTTACCAAATTACTTAATGCACTAAGATTTTCTAGATTTAATTTTATAGGAGTCCCTTTACCCGTTCTCGCTATTGAATCTCCTGTCCACACATTAATTGGAATTCTATCATCCATATTTATATCGATTTCAATAGTTTTTTTGACTTTTTTACCATTTTTAATCATAGTATCTTTAACTGATTTAATTTTATAAACTGCTAAATCCTTATAAGTATTATATCTTGGATTTAATTTTCTTTTATAACCTAAATGACTATTTACTAATCCATCCATCGTTGGCACACCAGTTTCTAAATTCACTCGTTTTCCTAGTGTCGGAGTGGCAAATGGATCCTGCAGCCAAGATAAAATATCAAACTTACTATGATAATTAATCATATTTTCAAAGTTTTGAGATTTGAAATTTTCCCATATTGACTTTGGTAACATGGCAGGGTTTGTAGAAACTATATTTTTATTCGGGTTAATCATCCCTTGGTGGTTAGCACTTGCTCCCCCTTGAGAATTGCCTCCATCAGACTTAATAGTTTTGTTTTTATACGTAGACGGATTTTTCTTATATTTCCTTAAAAAATCAGAGCTTTTAAGTGTATCTGCATCTTTTAGTTTCTGTTCATACGATTTAATATAAGCATTATTTTGTTCTAATAAAGAAGTTGACTTATTTTTATCATTCATTAACTTTATATTTTCAATCCAATCATCAGCAACCTTCCCACGAAAAGGATTGTTGCTTCCGATACTCTTATTATTATTTGTACCTTGGAAGATAATAGCTTGTTGTCCTGTTAATTCATTATTGCTATTTACCAATTCAAAAACTTTTGCATCTGTACCACCAAAACTTTTAGAATTAGGATTGTCTGAATAATCTTCAATTAGTCTATATTTATTATTATTTACTCTAATTACATATCTTTTGTCCAAATCTTGATATGCCCAGTATCCACTTAATTCTGCTAAATCTCTATCATTAATTTTTTTCATGATTAAATACTCCTACTTCTATTGAATCTTTCTTACTGTAACTAGGTCTTGCTGAATTTATATATTTATCAGTAATTTGAAGAGAAACATTCAAATCATGAGGAATATTCTTTTTCTTTTTTAGTACTTCAGAAAAATCAATCATCTCGTCTATTGTATTATCTTTAGTGTAATTGTCTTTAGTGCTAAATAAAGTTGTAACAACATATGGACGAGATTTATCTTTAAGTTGTTTTTTTGAGTTTTTCATACCATCACTAAAAGTCTTATCATCCTCTTTGATTAAGGGTTGAAAATACTTTTTATATTCATCTAAAGTATATGGAATTGCAGTCAAATAATAATATTCATTTCTAAAACCACTATTCTGCGTTTTCATAATTGCATTTTCTGTATAACCAGTATATTTATATTTACTTTTATATTCTTTCAAAACTTCTGTTAAACTATCCAACTCTTGCTTATGAGCTCTATATTCAAAGCCGCTCAACACTGTACCTACTAAAGTACTCATATCATCGCCTTTATCCTCACTTCTTAATGAGCTATCACTCTCTATTATCGATTTGTCAAATGGAATACTCGCATTAAATACGATGTCGTGGTCATCACAATGCACGAATACTTCTACACCGTCGCCACTACCTACAACATTGGTAGCTTTAACTTTTAAACCGAAGTTATCCATAAAAAATTGTTCGCCTCGTTTGGCAATTTTATCTTTATGCTTCTTCGCAAATTCAATCGCATCTTTTTCTGCAGGCGGTTGGAAGCCTTGTCCTACATATTTTGAAGCTTCCATTTCTTCTGGTACTGATTTTGTTTCTGTATTCGTGTCTTTACTTGATTCATTTTCCATCGTGGAACATCCCCCTAAAATTAATGTCGTAGCTAAAACTGATCCAATGAATTTTTTCAT